GACGTACACGGGTACGGGTGCTAATGCAACTGTTGGGCATGGGTTGGGTGTTGCGCCTAGTTGGATTATTGCTAAAAACCGTCCGTCATCAGCAGATGCGTGGTGCATATACCACGTTGGTTTAACTAGCGCAGCGTTTTTCATTAAATTAAACGCAACTGACGCTCAAGCAAGCGGAGTAGGCGTTTGGAACAGCACGGCTCCAACATCGTCTGTGTTTTCAATTGGTTCATCTTCAGGTTCAAACGGAAGTACAAACGCAATGGTTGCCTACTGCTGGACACCCATAGCCGGATTCAGCGCGTTTGGTAGCTACACGGGTAATGGTTCGACTGATGGCCCGTTTGTGTACACAGGTTTTAGACCACGTTGGGTTCTAATAAAAAGTTCAAGCGCAGCTTCACAATGGATACTGCACGATACCGCTAGAGATACATACAACACAACTAGCGCAACGCTATTTCCTAATTTATCAAACGCTGAAGCGGCAAACAATTCTTTTGATATATTATCTAACGGTTTTAAAATTAGAGTTGGGTCAGGCGAATCTACTAACGATAGTGGTCAAACATACATCTACATGGCATTTGCCGAAAACCCATTCAAAAATAGTTTAGCGAGGTAGTTATGTTTGCAATCATTTCCAACGGCTTGATCGCCCTCCTAGTACCCGCTGGCACAGCCTTTGAGTGGGATAATATTTCTTATCCGGCAAACTGGTGCAACTTGTCTAGCCCCGAAGAAAAAGCGGCTATCGGCATGGTTGATGTGGTGTACGGTCAGTATCCTTCAGATGTCTATTACTGGATATCACAAGACGCACCTGTCTACACCGGCACGGTCGTTGAGATTAACTACACCGCTACGCCTAAAGACTTGTTTGAGTGTCAAATGCAAGCGGTCAACGCCGTGCAAGCGCAAGCGTATTCAATCTTGCTGCCCTCCGATTGGCGTGTGGTCAAGGGCTACGAAACCAAGTCCGCCATTCCAATGGATTGGAATACATGGCGCCAAGACATCCGTACCCAATGCGATGCTCAGATTATTGCCATTAACGGCTGCACAACGGTTGACCAGTTAGCTGCCCTGCCCCCTGTCGATTGGGCGCATGATCCAAATTATGTTGCACCCGCAGAATCTAAGTAATATACTAATCGTACTGGTGCGATCCACCAGGACTCCTCGGAGTTACAAATGTCAGACGAAGTAAGCCCAGCGGAAGTACCCGCGCCGACACCGGAAGTTACGGCAGAACCGGTTGTTGAAGTATCTGCGCCGGAAGTACCCGAAGCAGCACCTAAGACCTTTTCACAAGAGGAATTAGACGCAGCCATCGGTAAACGGCTCGCACGCGAGCAGCGAAAGTGGGAAAGGGAAAGAGCGGTTCAACCTGTTGCGCCTCAAGCACCGGTCACGCCCGAGCAGTTTGCTTCAAACGAAGATTATGTCGAAGCCTTGGCAGAACAACGTGCGGAGCAAAAACTAGCGGAGCGCGAGCAGCGCAAGCAGCAAGCTGAAATACTCGAAACCTATCACGACAAGGAAGAGGAAGTTCGTGCGAAGTATGAGGACTTTGAACAAGTCGCATACAACCCGAATCTGCCAATTACTACCGTGATGGCCCAATCCATTCAGGCCTCGGACAACGGCCCCGAAGTGGCTTACCACTTAGGTGCAAACCCCCGAGAAGCGGAACGGATTTCACGTCTTTCGCCTATCATGCAAGCCAAAGAAATCGGAAAGATTGAGGCTCAGTTAGCCGCAAACCCACCGGTCAAAAAGACTTCAAACGCACCAGCGCCTATTTCACCTGTTTCAGCCCGTACGACCGGCTCACCGGCATACGATACGACTGATCCACGCTCTATCAAGTCAATGTCCACGTCAGACTGGATTGAGGCCGAAAGATTGCGACAGATAAAGAAGCACGAAGCGCGTACCCTCCGCTAACTTATTTTAGGAATTATCATGGCAAATAGCATTCTTACCATTGACATGATCACCCGTAAATCCCTCGAAATCCTCGAGAACAACTTGGTGATCAGTCGCAACGTCAATCGTCAGTACGACGATTCATTCGCCGTTGAAGGCGCAAAAATTGGTTCAACCCTGCGTATTCGCTTACCCGACCGCGCCTTAGTTACTGACGGTGCTGCCTTGCAAGTGCAAGACGACAACGAACAGTTCACAACTTTGACTGTTTCAACCCAAAAGCACATTGGCGTGAACTTCACGTCTGCCGAACTCACCATGCAATTGGATGACTTCGCAGAACGCGTTCTTAAGCCCCGTGTGTCGCAATTGGCATCAAGCGTTGACGCTGACGTGGCAACTGCCTACAAAGGTATTTACAACTCAGTAGGCACTCCTGGCTCGACTCCTTCGACTTCTGCTGTTCTGCTTGCAGCACAACAGAAACTCAACGAGTTTGCCACCCCCATGAGCCCACGTTATGCGACTGTTAACCCAGCCGCCAACGCCGGTTTGGTCGAGGGCTTGAAAGGTCTGTTTAACCCAACTGGTACTATCAGCCGTCAGTTCAAGAACGGTATGATGGGCGAAGGCGTATTGGGCTTAGACGAGATCAATATGTCGCAGTCGATTGTTCAGCACACAACCGGTGTTACACCAACTGCCCCAATCGTGGCAACTGCTGTGACTACCCAAGGTGCAACATCGCTTGACATCAGCTTCACAAGCGGCTCACCCACGTTCAAGATTGGTGACGTGTTCACTATCGCTGGCGTGTTTGCAGTCAACCCACAAACCCGTCAAACAACTGGTTCGCTGCAACAGTTTGTCGTAACTGCTGACGTAACTGTTTCGTCAACAACTACCGCAACTCTGTCAGTTCAACCACCTATGTTTACCTCGGCTAACGCCTTGGCTACCATCAGCGCGTTCCCAGCAGCTAGCGCTGTGCTGACGTTCTTGGGTGGATCGGCTACAGCGTACCCGCAAAACTTGATCTATCACAAAGATGCGATCACGTTGGCGACTGCTGACTTGCTGTTGCCACAGGGGGTTGACATGGCTTCACGTCAAGTGCATAACGGTATTTCGTTGCGTATCGTACGTCAGTACGACATCAACAACGACCGTATGCCTTGCCGTATTGACGTGTTGTACGGCTTTAACGCGGTTCGTCCGGTCACCGCCGTTCGTCTGTGGGGCTAAACAGAGTGGGGCTTCGGCCCCATTTTCTAAACTTTTCAAAGGAATTTCATCATGCCAACTCTTCCAAATGGCGCAGGCGGATATCAATTCGGTGACGGTAACGAAGCCGAAATCAACATGGTCACGCAAGTGACTCCTACAGCTAAAACAGCCGCAGCTACTTTGACTGCTGCTGAATTGGCAACCGGCATCATCACTTATAACGGTGCTGCTGCTGCATTAACAATGCCTTTGGGTACAGCTCTAGAAGCTGCTTTCCCAAGCATGAAAGTCAATAGCTGTTTTGACTTTTTCATTATCAACATTGGTGGCACAAACGCTGCTACGGTCACGGCTAACACCGGCGTGACTTTGGTTGGTACTGCTGCTGTTTCGGCAAACACTTCTTGCAATTGGCGTGTTCGCAAGACCGCTGAGAATACCTATGTCGCCTTGCGCGTCGCAGGTTAATGCAAAGAGGGGCGGGTGATCCTCGCCCCTCGCACAAGGATTCTGAATGCACATTTACCTCAAGCACCCCGTACACGGCAACAAAGTGGCAATTTCCGATGTGGAAGCCGAAGAGGACGTCAAAAACGGGTGGGAAGTATATAATTTAGACGCGCCTAAAGTAGAGGCTGCGCCTGTGAATGAGCTAAAACGACGTCGTAAAACGGAGTAGGTATGACTACAACCACAGCCGGTGATCAAATCAATGGGGCGCTACGCCTAATCGGTCAACTGGCTGAAGGTGAAGAACCGTCGGCTGCGACCGCTACCGACGCGTTAGCCGCACTCAATCAGATGATTGACTCATGGAACACCGAGCGTTTGTCGGTGTTTTCTACCCAAGATCAAGTCTTCTCTTGGTTGCCAAACTTTGCCACGCGCACGCTTGGCCCCACGGGCGACTTTGTAGGCAACCGCCCTATTCTGATAGATGACTCGACTTACTTTCGTGACCCGTCATCTAACATTTCGTTTGGCATTAAGCTAGTCAATCAGCAGCAATACAACGGCATTGCGGTCAAGACCGTGACGTCTACTTATCCTCAAGTCATGTTTGTTAACATGACTTACCCCGACATTACGATGACCGTCTATCCGGTGCCCACCAAGGTATTGGAATGGCACATTGTGTCGGTGCAAGAACTAACTACCCCCGCGTTGTTGTCTACGCCTTTAGCGTTCCCGCCAGGCTATCTTCGCGCATTCCGCTACAACTTGGCGTGTGAACTAGCACCCGAGTTTGGTGTAGAACCGTCGCCTCAAGTGTCGCGCATTGCCATGTACTCCAAGCGCAACTTGAAACGCATCAACAACCCTGACGATATTATGTCGTTGCCCTATTCGATTGTTGCAACGCGTCAGCGCTTCAACATCTTTGCCGGTAATTATTGATGAAGTCGCCTATCCTCGGCTCCGCCTATACGGCTCGCAGCGTCAACGCTGCTGCCAACCGTATGGTCAATTTGTTTCCCGAGGTAATTCCCGAAGGCGGGCAAGAACCCGCGTTTCTGAACAGGGCTCCAGGGCTGCGTTTGGTCACGTCTGTTGGCACCGGCCCCGTGCGGGGGCTATGGACGTTTGACAACAATATGTACGTCGTGTCGGGCAATACGCTGTACAAGGTAGACACCGAGTACACCATTACAGCGCTTGGCACGGTTGCCAATGACGGCCCTGTGTCAATGACCGACGATGGCATTCATTTGATGGTAGCGTGTAACGGGCCAAGTTT